GTCTTTGGTCATACTCGAACCCGTACCAATCACACAGTTATCACCAATACTAGAGCCTGGTAACATAATTGACCTTGCGGGTAACCAGACATTACTGCCTATGGTAACAGGGGCAAAACTGTAGGGAAAACCATCGAGAGGATTACACCAAGCGCCATGAGTCCATAAAAGACAGTCAGCACCAATACCAACACAATCACCAATTGTGACCCTACTTGAAGGATTAATGACAGTCCCTTCAAAGATGCCCACAGAATTCCCAATGTGCACAATGCTGTCAGGGCCATTACAACCTCCACGTCCTATCTCCACGTCTGCGGGCATCCAGAGATAATCTCCTGCCCTAAATTCTTTACAGGTAATCTTACAGTTAGGGCCGATGTAACAGTTTTCCCCTAACTCAAATACCTCACATTCTATAATCGCACTGGGATGTATCATAACTTAAATGCGAGACCGCAATATGCTCCATCCGCACAGTAAATGTTTGGTAACACTAATGGTACCACAAAGTAACAGTGTTGTTCAATCTCATATCGCCACTCCTCTTCTGTCCAACGAATCTTGTGCGTTGGGTCGAGTCGTGCATGTTCGATATAATAGTCGTCCTCTCCGTCCAAAACAGTAGGAACACGAAACACCATTACCTTGGTGTTTAGATTATAGAGAAACTCTTCGAGTTGTTCTTCATCCATGTGTTCGAGTACATCAAGTGCGAACGTAACAGGGTAGTAGTGACTATAGGGTAATTCTTCGTGTACGGTGTGACCCTTGCCTTGTGCTCTTTGGCGGGCCCACTCCGATATCTCGACACCTTCACCATCTACACCCAAATCGCGAAATGCGTCTAGAAGCAGACCAACCGCGCATCCAAAATCTAGGATGGGGCCGTCCATGTGGTCAAGTGAAGATAACAGACCGTGCAGTTCACTGGCGAGTTCATCAAACTCAGGTTTGCGGTCTAGGTAATCTTCGTAGTTTCCTGTCTTATAGTAAGACTCATCATAATCTGTCATGCAAAGTTCCGGTCATCAATGTCCATTCGTTGAGCGACCGTGTGTAGGAGTTTGTTGTTATTGAAGTAGAAACAACTAGGACAAGCGGCCTTCCAACCACCGTCTCCTGCACCACGAATCTCATAAGGTACGCCAGTTTGTGCGTAACGTAGGTTACAATTATCCCATATTTCTTTCACGTTGTCAATACTTCCAATAGAGAAATCCATGTCGTATGTTCTTTTTTCTAGTACATGACTCGTGCAGACATAGACTTGATAATCGCCACCGTCAGGGTGTGGTGCAATGTATGGCCGTGTCAGTCCAACATAACACCCTTCGTCATAGGGTTTGCAGTTGTCCCACACGTCTTTGATGAAGAACTTGTCGAATGCATCCAGACGTTGTATTGTCTCACGCCATCTCTTTTGAACCTCTATCTGATAATCTTCAACCAGTGCATTACCACCGATACGACAGAACTTGAGTTCCGGATTGAGTTTGATTAACTCTGCAATCTTCTCAATCGATTCTGGTGTCGTACCTTCGTAGATTCTACCAGTGCGAGACAATACGTCCGGTTCATCACCTGTACCATCATAAATGATGTAACTAAGAGCAAGTCTCTCACGCGGAAACGAACCGAAGTCATAATCCGTGGGTTCCTTACCCTCATCCAGTTTGATAAGAGACACACGAATCCAGTTGATACGAGGATATACTATAGGCAACAGATGACGTTCGAGTTTCTCTGTGTTGGTAATGATACCAATATCATAACCCAGTGCAGACGCAAACATGATTACATCGTTAATGTCTTTCTTTGCTTCACGGTCACGATAAAGTAGTGGATTACCTCCACCCGTAATTTCTAGTGCCTTTGCACCCATGTCACGGAAGTCCACCAACATCTTCTTGAGTTTCTCCCAAGGGATGTAACTCTTGAGTGGTCGTGCGGCCACTGAACAGAACGGACAGTCACTATCACAGATTTCACACAGACACAGTTGAATGTTTATAGGTTTGAAGGTATCTTCGTATTGAATCGAGTATAACACATCGGTGTGTTGAAGATACTTGTCTCCCCACGTTGCATATCGTTGTGTTTTTTCTTCGTAGTTCATATGAGTTTCATTAACTCCGTTACATTCTCGCCTTTGTCAGGCAATAAATCTTTTAAGAAGAAATGTACAAAGTGACACTCTTCAATCTTTGTGTTTGCCGTGTATAAACCATTCCATTTCCAATCTAAGTGTTGTACAGGAACCTTATACTTTTTCAAAAAGAAATTGAGTAGAGTCTGGTCTGTACTCCACTTCCACGCACCTTTACCATTCACAAAGTCCATGAATTCACCACGTTTGATGAATTGTTCTGCAGTCTGACCCTTGAGGTATGGTTTGAACTTCTGACTGTTCAGAACAATGAGTCCCATGTTAAAGAACTCGTAACCACGTTCATTGAATTTGAAATTAATGTTCTTACTCAGTGGTTCGTACTGCATACGAGAATAATTAAGAATCTTGTGTGCATAATTCTGTGTGATAGGCATCTCACGTTCACATACACTAGCCCATGCAACATTTGGGTCAAGGTCTTCAAAGATGTTTGGTGCATCCTCACGAATAAAGATGTCTGCATCGACTATTGCAATCTGGTCATACTCATCGAGATAATTGAATGCATTTTCTTTCTCGTAGATTGGCAAACAACCACCGTGTTTTTTCCACGACGCTTCACTTCGATTCGACATGAAGGGGTCGGGTGTTATGTTCAGTAACGGCCGGTTCAGAATCCTGTGGTCTATCTTGTGCCTCTTGCAGTACTCCCCAACACTACCAATGCAATGTCGATAGAGTTTAGAGTTCTTTGCTTCGCCCAGACAGACCTGATATATTAAACGTCTCATTTGTATAAGTGCTCGATAGTTGTGCCAATGGAATCATTCTTTATCTGCGTTACATACTTAGGTTCGAAAATACCGAACTTTCTACAAGTATCATGAATCGTTGCATCAGAATTCCATGTAATTTTCTTTTGGTGTTTAATAGTGTTCACCATTACCTTTGCGATTGCCGGTGTCAGATAGTATGCAAGACCCGACAAGGTTTTTTTCGAACCACCGCCTGGATTACCGATACAGGCCATATCCGCCTCGAATATTTCATCTGGTATGGGTTCTACCAACATCGCATCATGTTCTATGATGAGAATGGGTTTGCTTCTTGCACGAGCCCACATCTCTACATGACTATACCATACCGCCTTTTCGGTAGGTGTAAATTCTATTTTACCACGTTTCTTTGCAAAATCCAAGTAGTTTTTATCATTATCTTCGGGAGTGATTGCGTTAAAGAAATTGAGATTGTAGTCTTTCCACGACTCTTCCACCCGTCCACGATAGTACATCGAACGGGGATTGTTCGGCATTTGAATCATCCAGACATCGGGTTTCATCTATAATCATCCAAGTCGAATTCAGTACCGTGCATCTTATACAAGTCACGTTCGTGATTCGTCCAGACTAGAACCTCTGGATCATCGACAAGGAAGTCACAATCGCGGCAGAATGACGGGTAATCTCCCGTTGTGTGTTGTTCTCGAAGTTTCTCATATTCTTCTCCGAACCAGATTTCTTCCACGGTGTTCTCGCTAGTATAGCCGAGGATTCCTTCCTCATCTCTTCCAAGTACTTGACAACAGGGATGAACAGCACCACGCTTGCCATCAAGACCACCAGCGCGAATAACCAAATCAGGACTGAAAGGTCTTCCACAAGTCTTCTTTGCTCCTTTTCTATCTTCGACGGGTTTGTATACACCCGACCAGTTATGCATCGTCCATATCTCTGTCTTGACTCCTAGAGTGTTGACGATATTCTTGTATGCTTCGAGTTCGACCTCACGTTTCTCTGGGTCAGTCTCAGTCATGAGATGATACGTTGCAACCACACAGTCCGACTTCACATAGTCAACGTACTCTTTCATTTCTCGTACCTTGTCCCATGTCGAACCGTAATCACCACCGATACGATTGTACATCCACTCATTATACTTCTCAGGATTCGAACCAATCCACGAGAATCGATAGAAGTCGAGGCCTGCATCGACGCAGTCCATCATGTACTGACCCTTCATGTTGTGACCGTTCGAGAAGATAAATGCCTTTGCACCATACTTCTTGACAATCTCAATGTACTTGGGTAGGTCACGATTCAGGGTTGCTTCACCAGAACCATCAAGGTTTACGACTCGCAGGCCGTGTTGTGCACAATCTGCGACGTTATTCTCGAATTCTTCGAGGGACATCTTCTTGAGAAAACCTTTGTGACGGCCTCCGGTACGCATGTCTTGTGGACACATCGAACATGAATAGTTGCATCCCCCGTTGACTTCAATCACAGCACGGTCAATCTGAAACATCTAATTTATCCCATAATTTGTTTTTGTAACGAACGGCACGACTTTGCAAGTGGTTTTCGTTCTTAGGTAATTTATATAGGTAGTCCCAAAAATCATTCCCCTCATCATGTGGTCGTTTGAACCAGACACCTTGGGGACTATGAATCTGACAGATACTACTACCACCCAGCGTAATCACGGGTTTACAGAAGTTCCGTGCAATGTATTGCCACATGCCGTCGTAGAATATGCAGAATGATGATGTGCGTATGTGGTAGACGGCCTCGTTCACTGGTGTGCGGTAGGATAACTCGACAAGGTCATAACCTTTGAGTGTCAGAAACTCAATGATTCGTTCCCACTCCTTGACTGTGAAGGTCATCTTCCATTTCTTACCACCGGATGGAATCTCACGATTGAATGTGGGTCTCCAGAATACAACCTTCTTGGGAATCCCTTCGTGCCATAATTCTTTTCGAAACATCCAGTGATGAAAGGACAGAACTCGTTGGGGGTCACTGCGATGACCAAATCCTCGCCACCGCAGTCTCTCTATCTCTTTGTCTTTTGAGTTGAAGATGTGATTGACAGTCACATCCGATTGACGATGATATAAGTTGTGTAGGTAATTAGAACGTTCAATAATCGTCTCTGGGTCTTCATGGTGGTAGAGATAGTCCTCACCATGAGTCCAGAAAACGTTCATACGAATAGGATGGTTGTGTAGATGTGACAATGAATGTGCACAATTCAAACCATAAAGAATATCACCGACACCAATCGTCCCGCGCCAATCTATCTCATAATCATCATTAACGAAAATAGGTTGTTGTGAGATTGGTTCGCGAAACCAATTGTTCATTACTTCACTCTAAAGGATTCGTAGTATCTCTGTAAGTCTAGGTCGTCTTGGTCTAGTTCACGACGAACCGGTTTCTGAGTTCGACCTAGATATTGGTTTTTGTGACGACCTTTCTTTTTATTACGAGGATCAAAACGGCTGTACTTCGCCATGATTTAGATGTTCTCCATTCTCTCCATTAAACGTTCTGCACGGTTCGTTACTTGACGATACCACAAACTGTCACGGCCTTCAACAGCCGCTTCACTCCAATCACCTTCTTCTAATGCGGCATTGAATTTCTTAAACTTACTTAGTCGTGTGCGGCCCATGTTAAACATCATGTTTACCACAATCTGTTGTACCTCATCGGGGAAACCTTCCCAGATATCTACACCGTAAAGTGCAGTACACTCACTTATTGCCAAATCGAGGTCTCTGTCAAAGCACTCCGCAACGCGCTCATCTGAGACTGGGGTTCCGACTGGCAGTCCGTGCTCTGGATCTGACTCAAGCACGAGATGTCCCACTCCGAAGGTCGGGTACCCAAGATGATCCAGATAAATTTCATGTTCAACTCCTTCGTCGATTTTTAACTGTTCGAATACTGCTTCGCGATTCATAATTCGCCACTCCTAATCTTCTGTAGATGACTCTCAAATGCCTCTACTTTTTCTAACCGGTTTGGCCAATAGATATAGTCCTTCTCCGGATTTGCTTTTAAATTGTTAAGCAACGGAACGATTGCATTGTACAGTTTATCGAACTGCGCCTCTGTTGTTCCAAGTGTTGCCTGTGTACTACGAACTACATCAAGTTCGTCTTCGGTTACTGCTGTAAATCCAAAATCGAATAGGTCACTCATAGTCCCATCCACTCCTTTGTCATTATGTAGTCTCTTACAAGACCACTGCGAACGATATCCTCCCACGAGAATTCAACAACTGAGAAATGCTTGAGTTGTTCAAGTATCTCAAGGAAAGTACTGATTCCATTCTTGTCAGACTGTTGTTTAAAATCAGACTGTTTACCATCACCACAGAAAATGATTTTAGAACATTGTCCAACACGTGTAATGACAGAATCCAGTTCGTGGAAGTTGAGGTTCTGCATCTCATCCACCAGAACAATCGCATTGTCGAAAGTCACACCTCGTATATATGAGGTAGATTCAAACTGTATGTATTTATTATGCACCAGTTTTTCATATGCACGTTCGTCTTCAAACAAATCTGCACATGCGGCACGGTACGGGCCTGTGAATGCGTCCAGTTTCTCTTCGACAGTGCCAGGGAGAAATCCAACCTCTCGTGTAGGTACTGCACTGCGAATGATGCGTACTGAGTCATATGGAGTCGATTTGTCCATCACTTCTTCGAGTGCAAGGTAAAGTGCAAGGAAGGTCTTACCGGTACCTGCAGTACCGACCATGGCGAGGTTATCTCCCTCACGCCATGATGTCCATGCGTCTTTCTGTGCTTCTGTGACGGGTTCAATCGTGCGAAGGTCGTCAATGCGAATAGTCATCGACATAGCTTGTTGTTGTTTAGTCTTCATCAATTATGAATCGTATTATCAACGAATCCCCATTTCTTCTTTTTCTCTGAAGAGAGTCCAGAATTACCGCCAGAGTTTTTCTTGATTTGATCCAATTTATTTTTCCAATCACCGGATGTTTTACTCAACACTGAACCTGTGTGAGTGACAAGGTCTGGTACACCAAGGTGAACTTGTTCCCACTCTCCGGATGCAACCATTTCTTCTTTCTTGGAGATGGAGATAATCATTTCTTTGACTTCTCCGGTTTGTTTGTTTTTTAAATCGTATGTAGGCATATGTAGAATTCCAAATGAAAAAGGCCCTCAATCTAGAGGGCCAGTTCCAGATAAAGGATCACCCCCTTAGTCGAAGTTCAGCTTGTGATATTGCAGTGTCTAAAAACGATTGTCGTTTCGCGACTTTATATGCGATATCTGCTTTCCCCCTTTTGTTTAATTTATGAATGTAATGTCCCAACTCTCGCGAGTCTTTTCTAAGTCTTTCTAGTTGATTCGTCTCAACCATACTCTCTCCTTATTGTTTTTGGGGATATTAAATCATGTTATAAGATTTGGAAATGCCTCCTTTACTAGTGATTCACTGATACCCTTCATGGGTGGTTTCTTATTAATCATATTACAAAGAACCTCGGCATCGCGAGGATGTATTGACTCAAGCATGTCAATAAACATTCTTTCCCTTTTTACTCCCATGAGTTTTTCAGACTCACGCAGACCCTTCACGAAGTATTTAAACTTCAAGTGTTCTTTAAGTAGGGTAGCGGGAACGATGTCTTCTCTAGAGGGATTGTAAGGGACTGACCCAGCAGGTAGATTCCACTGGATTTTTTTGTCGAATGTACCTTGGAGAACGTCTCTTAGGGCCATGTTCTCATACTTTCGAAGTACTTCAATTTTGTCTTTCTTGGCACGTTTCTTAGTTGCCTCTTCTAAAATCTCATACACCTGTAACCTTGGTGATGTTATAGCCATGATAATATTTCCTTAGCGCGTTTAGCTCATTATACACATTTCTATATAGGGTGTCAAGTTCTTTTCTTGGCCGCCCTTTCTGCATCAATCCACTTCTGTGCCTTTTTGTTGACAGGCGCCTTAGTGAATCTCTGAACATCTTTATATGCACGGAGTGTTTCTTTCTCGTAGTTCTTACCTTCTGAGTTGTCGACTACAAGGAAGTTTGGTTTGCCGAACATACGTTGAAACTTACCAACATTGCGTTGGACTGCTTTCCAATATTTTTCTACTTCTGCGTCAGGAAGAGAACGTGCTCTCATACGATTACGATTCAATGCGGTGTCCATGTCTGTGTTGACAAAAATCATCGCAACATCATATCCTAAGTCTTTAACCATCTTGGCCTGTTTTGCAATCTTCTCAGGGTCTTTTCCTGTACCATCAACAACAAGACCAAGCCGACCTGCGATGTAACGCGCCTGTTTGGTGCCTGTGAGTTTCTTTGCCTTACCACGTAGTTCTTGACCTTTTGGCGAGAAGATGTTATCGGGTGTCATTTCCATACCCGCTTTCTTCATTGCCGCTTCGAATGCATCGTCAGAGTTCACGACCTTGTATCCCATCGATGTGAGACCGGTCTTACCTACGATGAATGACTTACCAGAACCAGGCCCACCTGCAAGGAAGACAGCCTTGAAGATTGCGGGGTCATCAACACCCTCGTTTAGATACTGTTGGAAACGTAACACTGTTAGACCTCAATTGAATGTATAGAGTTATTTATAGTTTCAGATGTTTAGAATGAATCTTACATCCAATAAATTCGTTATAATATGTATCATCAA